AGTTCAGGAACTTGATTGCGGTCTGGATCGTGCAAGGATATCTATCGAGGGTGCTGTAAAAGAAATCGGGATGTTTCAGGATGCCTATGACGAGATCAGGGAAGCACATGGTATACCTGAAAAATGGGATGAACGAGATGCAGAGAAGGGTGAAATCCGACACCACATTAAGATGGGTTTTAGAACCGCCTTTCAGGAAATGATGGCACATGGAATGATCGGCAGGGGTTCAGCCGAATACTTGGAACAGTTTGGTGTTCATCCGCAAGCTGCTAGGAAACATCTGCACGATTACATCGTTGCAAATGAAAGAATGATGGAGGATGGAAAAGAACCTAACATAGAACATTTTTATTGCTTTCTTGATGCGATGGCAGTGAAGTACGCCACCGCCCATCATGCCGTAATGAAGAGAATAGGGATAAAGAAGTTGGTACGCGATGATTGGTGTTTCAAGGAAACTTAATTTAATTACTAGAGGGTTTTAGAAAATGACGACATGGGCAAGAGTAGAAAATAATTCGGTTACCGTGTACCCTTATGGGGTTCCAGAACTGAAGGCGGAGTATCCCCATACATCCTTTCCGACTGATCCATTGCGAGTTCCACATATCAGGGATGCGTATGGTGCGGTAGTGGTTGAGGATGTTGCGAAACCATCGTTTGATTCGCGTACACAACGAGTAGTTGAAGGTGCGCCAGTTGAAGATGGTGGGGTATGGTCGCAGAACTGGGTAGTACAGGCTAAAACCGCTGAAGAAGTATCAGCGGATGAAGAAGATAAATGGCGAGGTGTCAGGCATGATCGGAATACGCTTCTTTCGGATAGCGATTGGCGTGATCTTCCCGGTTACCCCGGTGCAGACCAAGAAAGTTGGAGAACCTATCGTCAGGAATTAAGGGATGTTCCTTCAAATAATGCCGATCCATTCGATGTAAGCTGGCCGACTAAACCCTAATGGCTTTAATCCCGATTGATAATGTCGGGCAGACGGGGATTGTCAAGGACATCAACGCCTGGCAACTGCCCAATAACGTCTGGACCGACGGCAATAACATCAGAGCAGAGCATGGGGCTATACAAAAGACTCCAGGTTATAAAGAGGTTATGGCCTCTTGTCCTGTTGCACCTTATTATGTAACTAATTTAGTTGCTGGTACCACATCTTTCTGGATTGTGGGAGGCTTGAATAAAATTTATGTACATAATGGGTCTGCATGGACCAATATAACTAGACAAACTGGTGGTTCAGATGTAAATTACAACGCTACAGCTAAAGAAAACTGGACATCTACCGTATTAGGTGGTGTTCTAGTTATGTCTAATGGGTTTGATGTACCTCAATTCTGGGGATTGACTTCTGGTCTTCCAGTTATTACCACGAAGATGGCGGACCTTAGTAATTGGTCAGCAAGCGACCATTACCCATTCTCCGTTAAAGCATTTCGATCTTTCTTAATTGCCCTTAACGTAACTAAGGCTGGGACAGCTTATACAAGTCTAGTTAAATGGTCACACGAAGCAGCTACTCAGGCACTCCCATCCTCATGGGATGAAACTTCTGCGACACTCGATGCGGGTGAGTACGAACTTGCTGACTCGAAAGGGGCTATCGTAGATGGCCTTCCTTTAGCCGACAAGTTTATGATCTATAAACAAGACTCAACCTATGTTATGAGTTATGTCGGGACACCATTCATCTTTGCATTTCGTCAGTTATCCCCAACAATCGGCGCATTCTCTAAGAACTGCATAGCTGAATTCCAAGACAAGCATTTTATTCTTGGTAACGGTGATATCTATGTTAATGACGGCATGAAGATTCAGTCTATCTTACCTCATAAGATGCGTGATTATCTATTTAGTAGTATGAATGGTGACGAATCAGAGAAGTCATTTGTTACCGCAGATTACGGTGCTACTGAGATGCACGCTTGTTATGTATCTTCATCTAATGTAACTAATGTACAATGTGATAAAGCATTGGTATGGAACTGGGTAAACAATACCTTCACAGAGCGTGATCTTCCAGACTTAGGTATGATGGCGTATGGTGTCGAGGGTGATCCGCTCTCTTCTGCTTCCTGGTCTGCTGATACAACGACTTGGGCTAACAATACGAAGAGTTGGAGCACTGCTGGTGCATCCTCTTTCTTTAATACGGCTGGTAAGTCATTGGTTATGGCATCTCCTACTGATACTAAACTATACAGACATAATACTGGTAACACGAAGGATGGCACTGATATGACCTCCTATATTGAAAGAACAGGTCTGACTATTGACGAGCAAGGACAGAATAATCCATCAATGGTAAAGCATATTACAGCTATCTGGCCTAAAATGTCATCCTCTGATGACGATGATGTAAACGTATATGTTGGGCAACAGATGTCTACGGAAAAGGCGATTACATGGGAAGGTCCGTATACTTTTAACCCAGATACACAATCAAAAGTACCAGTCAGGGTAAGCGGAAAATACATTGGCGTGAAGTTTGAATCCACTGGAGATCAAACATGGAGGTTGGACGGTTATTCTCTTGACGTAAAGAACGCAGGGAATAGAGGCTCCACGATGAACTAATGGCTACCCATCCAGACAGAGTAGAAAGGTCTGTAACTCATTATGAGCCTGGTCCACTACCATTAAACTCAGAAGATCTAGGACAGTTCCTTATCACGGAACTTAAAAGACTGGGTGATATTCTATTAAATCAAGCAACCTTCAGACTAGAGGTAACGCATGAAGAACCGTCAAGACCCAGAGCGGGAGACATCCGATTCGCAGACGGAAGTGACTGGAACCCAGGATCGGGACAAGGAATCTATTTCGCCAGCACAGCTGATCCACCAGTCTGGACGAAGCTGTAAAGTATTTCTACTAGAAGCTGAAGATATAGGTTTAGTATGGGATGATGTTGTACCGCTTATAGAGAAAGCACTGCAACATGCGGAAGGCGAACTTGTACCAGATGATATAAAGAAACATCTGGATAAGGGCGACCTCAGGTTATGGATAGCACTGGAAGGTAAAGAAACTATAGCTGCTATGGTGACTGAGGTAATACAGTATCCAAGGAAGAAGATAGTCAGGGTTATCACACTTGCAGGAAGAAATATGGATATGTGGTATGACTTTCTCCCCATGATAGAAGGATACGCGATAAGAAATGACTGCTCATCCCTTGAGGCATGGTCAAGAAAAGGCATGGCAAGAAAACTAAAAGATTGGAAACATTCTTATGACATCATTACGAAAGACTTAAAGCAGAGGATGCAATAATGGCAACAACCGGACTATTGAGTAGTGGTGGTGCTTTATTCCCATCAGCACATAGAGGACCAGCAGGTCATCTTCCCGCCGGTAAGGGAATATTAGGTTATACACCTGTAGTTCCATCTACAACAGTGAGAAGAGGTGCTGTTGATGTGCCTATAGAACTGACGATGCACGAAGGGGCGAACAAGTATGAGAATTATGTACGAGCATGGCCTGATCTACTCCATCATTATCTAAATAAGATTCCAGAAGATACAAGATCAATGGCTGACTGGGGTAAAGAGCATTGGCTTACTCATGGTAGCACAGAGACTGATCCGTCAATGGAAGCATGGAGAGCAAGAGGTATGTGGGGTGATACGCCATTACCAAGAACTCACTTAGGTCCGGGCAGATTCCAGGCATCCAGATTCTTGCCGAGCATGCCGGAAGCATATGACCCAAGGGCAGGTGTAACAGAAACTACCTACAGTGCTGGTCTACCACAGCCAGACGTAGAAGGGTACACGTATGAGTATCCTGTTTATGATTGGAATAGGGATACAGGTTACTCGTATGCTGGTCATACGACAGCAGATATAAGTGAGTATCCATATTACCCGTATGAACCACAAGGTGAACCACTTCGGTCAAGGAATGATCGTGTTTTAATTGGACAGCGACTGGTAAAAAAAAACCTAGCTGACCAGAGTAGTTCTTCAACAACCACTAGCAGTTATACTCCAATCTATGCAACAGATAGTTCAAACAATGGTGGAAGACAGTATATTACTAATTTTCCATCTACTGGAAATACGTATGAGGACTATGTTACACGTTACCCAGACCTAGATGCTGCTTATACTGACTATTTAAATACGCAAGATTCTAGTGTGGTGGATTTTTGGGAAGAGCCAGGGGTTCGACATGGTGTAGGTGGTATGTCAGGATGGGGCGGAGGTCCGATGTCTAAGGCTCAGTTCGGTCATGCACATTGGTTGAATAATGGGCAAACCGAAGGTAGGATTTTCTAGGAGAAAATTATGGCAGGTGGAACAAAAGTACAGACAACGAGAACAGAACCCTGGGAACAACAGAAGCCCTATTTAGAAAGAGGCTTTGAGTATACCCAAGACATGTATAGGTCAGGCGCATTAAATCCCGCTTACTATGGAGGTCAAACGGTTGCTGGTTTTGCCCCGGCTCAGAAAGCTGCTCAAGAAGCTACGCTAAGGTATGCCACTGATCCACAGACTGAAGCATTTATGGGTGCTGCTCAGGGTGGATTAGGTACCACATTAGGCTATGGTGCTGGTGCAATGGGTTATGGTGCGGGAGCAGCCGGACCTTTAAGCCAGTCCCAGTATGCAGGGATGACGCCATTTACTGAGTCACAGTATGGTGGTCTTATGGCTGGCGATGTGAACATGGATGTCTTCGGACCATTGGCTGACGCATATAGAGAAGAAGCTATGGGGCAGCTTACTGGTGAGGTTCTTCCCGGCATACGGCAAGAGATTGTCCAGACGCAACCAGGTGGTGGTACGAGAGGTGACATAGTGCAAGGTACTGCGGTTGGTGCTGCTGGTAAAGCGATAGCAGATAACCTAGCTAAAGCACAATTTAATGCTTATCAACAGGCACAGGGTAGGCGTATGGGTGCAGCCCAGATGGGTATGGGTGCACAACAGCAAGCTATGGGTTATGGTATGCAGGGAGCAGGGGCTATGCAAGGTGCATTGAGTCAGTATCCATCTATCCTTGGCGCACCATTATCAATGACTGGAGCAGCAGGGCAGGTTGGTGCACAACAGCAAGCGATGGACCAGCAGGTACTGGATGCAGCCAAACAGAAATATGCCTATGATGCACAGAGAGCGCAGCTTGGATTACAGAACTATATGGCTGGTATATCTGGTGAGTATGGTGGTACGAGTACAGCAACAGGACCAGCTGGACCTAACCCGATACTTTCAGCATTAGCAGGTGGGCTGGGTATGGGTATTGGTGGCGGATTATTCTAGGAGAATAGATTATGTTTGGAGACAGTTCATCAATTGGACCGGGTGCTGCTTTATGGAATTTAGGTAGGGCTGGGTGGGACCTTCTTACTCGCGATCAACGATTACTCGAAGAGAGGAAAAGGAGAGAGGCTTTACCTGACCTTGCTCCAAACTATCGCGCCTCTGGTAGAGGTGGTGCGCCTTATGAAACTCAAGCACATCAAATGCAGAGAATACAGGAGGCTCAACCATCGGTAGCACATGGTTATCCAATGGCTCTAAGGTCTGATGAGCATGGTATGTACGGGCAAGCCCAGAAGGATGTTGCAGCTGGGAAGTATGCACCAGAAGAAGAAGATGACGAGATGCAAAAACTTCTAAGGTATATGTTCATGTCAGAACTCATGGCAGGAATGGCAGGTGGTGATCCACCGACACCGTATACCGTACAGGCAGGACCAGCAGCAAGGGCATTCCCAACAATGCCTTCAATGTAGGAGAACACTATGGGATTTTGGAGTGGATTCGAAGGACTTACAGGACATCAACCTGGCGCATTTAAAGGGTTTAGCCTGAAGGACATTATAGATAAAGACCTTTGGGAAAGAAAGCAGAGAACATGGTCTGGTAAGATGCTCCCACAGGGTGCAACAGAAGCAGAACGTCAACGCGACCTAAGATTTAGTCGGGGTGGCGAACCTATGATGACTAATTGGTATAAAGGTCGTGGTGCGGGTGGTGTACCTACACAGGGCGACCAAAGAGAGGAGGTGACCAGCCGAAATAGGCCAGATATACCTAGAGCGCAGACATTTCCTTATGTACCAACCCCTCGCGCCAGGGCTGAAAACCTACTTACTCCTAGTTGGGCAGGTTCCGCTGCTTCTGCTGACAGGGATGTAGGTATGGGTGCTAACAGGTTCCTTCAGCTAGGTGATCCACGGAACATTCGGTCTGGTCCTGACCTACCTCCTGCTAGTGGTTTTCGATCTCCGGCAATAGGTATGCTTCCGGCTGTTGGTAGAGACCGTCCGTTTCCTATAGCAAGGCGACCAGATATTGCCTCGCAGGTAGAACAAGATAGACTTCGTGCTATCAATAGTGGTAATCCTGCTGCTCTTAGGGCTGCTGGAATTACACCTGCAATGG